ACGAAAACGTCAGAGACATTATCCAGACCGGGGTGCTGCAATGGCGGAGAATATCTAAGCCTCTTCCATTTGAAAGTGATATAAAGGATTTGGTAAAATATTGAAAAAAATATTACAACACACCAATGGGCAATGGAAGTGTTGATGAATTTATAGAAAACTATTACAGATATGTTATAGGAAATTAATAGGAAATTAATATGAGCAGATGGGATTCATTCAAGGACTTGATTTGGGGGAAGAAAGAAAGCAGGACAGCATCAATTATCACCTCTCCTGGTAGTGGCGGTAGGATATTGCCTCAGAGGGGATATGATAATTTTGCAAAAGAAACTTACCTCAAAAATGTTACGGCTTATGCATGTATAAAGGAGATTTCTCAAGATCTTTCTTCGGTTCCCTGGAAGCAATTCAGATACCTTGCTGATGATAAAAGGGAGGTTGTCACGGATACTGCTGTTGCTGAAATATTGAAAAGGCCAAATCCAAATGAAAGCCTTTCTTTTGTTATGCAGATGGCAACAGCATATTTAGTCATGTGCGGAAATACATTTTTTGAAAGAGTTGCTCCTGACACTGGCCCAAATAAAGGGGAAATAAGAGAGCTGTATACAAAAAGGCCAGATAGGTTTGAATTTAAAGTTAATCCGACAACAGGCCAACTTGAAAAGTATATTTATAAAGTTGATGGAAGGGAGGTAGAGTGGGAAGTTGACCCTATAAGTATGACGGCTGATATTTTGCATCTTAAATCTTTTCATCCATTAGATGATTGGTGGGGAGCATCGCCGACTGAATCAACAGCAAGGGAAATTGATACAAGTAATGCTGCAACTGAATGGAATATGAACTTGCTTTTGCAACAAGGCCGTCCTGGAATGATTTTTACCTTGATTGGTAATATGGGTGAAATGAATATGGATGAAATGGAAAGGTATATCCGGGAAGAAAAATCAGGCCCTCAAAATGTTGGCAAATCAATGATCATTACAGGGGAAAGAGGCACCAAGGCAGAACCGTATGGATGGTCTCCGACTGATATGGATTTTGGCGAAGGAGACTTAAGATTGATGAGAAAGATCTGTATGGGATATGGAGTGCCCCCTGAACTGTTAGGAATTGCAGATGCCACTTTTAATAATAGGGCAGAAGCCAGATTATTCCTTTGGGAAAATACAATATTTTATTACCTGAATTACTTTAAAGGGGAATTAAATAACTGGCTGCACGATAAAGAAGATGGTTTGTTTATTGATTATATTCTGGATGATGTTCCTGCTTTATCAATTAAAAGGGAAAGATTGTGGAAGAGGGCACAAGAATCTGACTTCTTGACTTTAGATGAAAAGAGAGAGTTGGTCGGTAAAGAAAAATATGTTCCATCAGAAGAACCGGGAAGTATGATTTTTATTGAGGCAAGCAAGGTGCCGCTGGGAATTACTTTTGATAAAGATGAAGAAGACGAATTGGATGAAGAAGAAAAGACAAAAGAGCGATTAAAGAAAGATGGATATACCGATGATGAAATTGACGAATTCCTGGGATACAGAGAGGTTGAGTAAAAAGGCATATACCGATAAGGGATATATGGAGATAGCTTGTTAAAACGGATGTTAGATAGGTTAACTAAGGAAATAATCGGTAAGAAATGATCAATATTGTAAACACAAAAGCCCGGCGATTATACCAGCAAGAATTCAACAGAGAAATGACAATTCTGGAGAATACTTTCTATAAAGAATTGAGACCTCTTTTGGGTCGGCAATTTTTTAATGCTTCGAATTTGGTTGAACACGGAGTCGAACTCGAAGGGGTTAGCCATGCTGTTGACCTTGGTCGTGATAGATTAATTGAACTGTTTCAAAAACATTATAAAAGAGTAACTGCATCTTTTGGCAGAAAGACATACAAGATATTTGAAAATGCTAAAAAGAATATTGTTGTGCCTGAGCTAAAGTCACCGAAGGACGAATTTTGGATGGCAATGAATAAATGGGCATCAACACAAAGTGCCCAAAAAATAAGGGGCCTTCAGGATACAACAAAAAGTAATATTGCAAAGATAATTCAGAAAGGCCAACAAGAAGGGGAATCCAGTAGAGAGATTGCTAAAAGAATAAGAGTAACAAGTGCACAGATAAATCCTCATCGGGCAAGAACAATTGCCTTGACCGAAACTCATACGGCTGCGGTTAAATCTGTTGATGCAGCCGTCGCTTCTACAAGAATTGAAATGGAAAGAGAATGGGTTTCGGCAAAGGATATGAGGACAAGAACAAGAGGGTTAAAAAGTAGATTTGATCATTATCATAAATATCCTCTTGGGGCCGATGGGGAGAGAGTTGCACAGGATGGTATATTTGTTGGGTCTGGGGAGTCGATGAAGTTCCCTGGTGATCCGTCTGGAAGTGCCGGGAATGTGGTGAGGTGCAGGTGTGTCCTACTGTATCATGCAGTTAATAGAATGGAAGAGTTGAAGCCTTATGTGCCGGAGGGAATAGATTTTGTCCCGCCAGATGATGAAACTGTTCAAGCAATAAAAGAGTGGACGGGAGTTGCAGATTCAAAATTATCATTTGAAGATTTTAGAAAAGGGAATGATCCGAAGGCAATTAAACTTAGAAATTTTGTTAAACAACCAGGAGATTCGATTATAAACCAGCCTCATTTTAGAGGAATGGCTTTGACCGAAAAGCAACTTTCTGATTTTAAGGTTGGCGGTTTTATTGAATTAGAGTCAATAACATCATTTTCACGAAGTGAAAAGATTGCCGAAGGAATATCTAAAGGTCTTGCAAAAATTCTTGAAAGTTTTGGAATTGATGATGCAAGGGCTATTATAATTAAAACAGATAGATTAGCTGCTGGTGTTGATATTTCAAAATATGCCGAGGCCTTGAAAGGCCAACAAGAAACTCTGAGTTTTGGCCGTTTGAAAATTCAAAGTATAAAAAGGAAGGGTGATTTAGTTGAAATTAAAGCAATACACGACATCAAACTGCCGGGGGTGGTGAAGCCGAAAGTGGAAGGGGTACTTGGAAGAATTACTGCCGGGAAGCCTGCCAAATCTGCAAAGGAAATATTGGAACATTATGAGGCTTCTTCTAAGGCGACATATAAAGGGGGTTTGTCTGCCTCAGATATGAAAATGGATATTGAACAGAAACTTGGCACTAAGTTTTTTGAAGCTAAATTTGGTTCCGGGGCAGATGATTTTGTTAGATTTATAACCAATGCATCCATTACTGATGTTCCCGAAATGGTAGAAGGGCATTATCAATGGGCTACCGGCAAAATTATTCAACAATGGGCAGCCACTTCTGGAGACTCAAATCCAAGAAGTATAATGATGCAGTTGGCGGCAAAGGCAGAATTTAAACTTGAAGGAACAACTTTGTGGTGGGAAAAAGCGGCATTAAAAGAAGCGGAAGAGTTGTTTAAAATTCATGGAGATTCTGCAAGGAAATTTTTGAGACTGATGTATGAAGACACTCAGGAACACTTGAAGAAGTTGGGGTTGAAAACGGTTAGGGTTGCGAGAGGGTTTAAAGGAGAAGTTGATGATGTATTATCAACTGTTGAAAAACCATTATTAAAAACTAAAATTGAATTACAACCGATGTCAAGTTTTAGTTCTAATTTTGACATTGCCGAAGATTTTTCTGCCAGATCTGAGCTTAAAAATATGTTTTTTGCAGAAGTTCCGGCAGATAGAATTTTGTCGACTCCTGTTACTGGCTATGGATGTAAAGATGAGTTTGAATTTGTTGTTCTTGGGTCACAGAAAAAAGGGGAAATTATGTTAACGGGGTCATTAGGAAAAGGAAATTATTTTCTTCCTATTTTTGACCCGAAAAGAGAATCTCTTGCCAATGGAATAGTTAATGCATTACATAAGGTGACTAAATGAAAACAATTAAAATAGATGCAAGTTTAGAAAATTCAGATTGGACAAAACAAAGTAATGATCAACTAACGGGAAAGAATCTACAAGATTTCTTAAAGTTAAACAACATGACGATGGATGATTTCAAGAAATTACCTGCATATTATCTACCTAAAAGAAAGAAGAAATAACCATGCTCGCAGAACCAAGATGCTGGACAAGAAAATGTAAACATTACATTGGCGTCATTCAACCTGATGGAACCGAATTAACAGAAACAAATAGTTGTAAAGCATTCCCAAAAGGCATACCTGTTAAGATTGCCTATGGGGATAACTTACACAAAAAGCCGTTACAGAATCAGGAAAATGACATTATTTTTGAAAAACAGTAAAAAGCACTTAATATTTAGGCATACATAACCGATAATATATATAGGGGTTTTATTTTTAAGAGCTTACCCAAAAGTTGACGGAGGAAAGATGACTATAGAAAATAAAATGGTTGTTCCATTCGAACTGAAAGCCGATGAGATTACAGAGGAGGGAACTTTTAAAGGGTATGGCTCTGTTTTTGGAAACAAAGATGCTCATTCCGATGTTATGATGCCTGGTTGTTTTACCAAAACATTGTTGGCCGGCGGAAGAAATGGAACTGGAGTTGCAATGCTTCTTCAACATGATTCTCGCAAACCTATTGGAATTTGGACTTTGCTTGCTGAAGATAATAAGGGGTTAAGAGTTGAAGGTCAGTTAGCCCTTAAAACTAAAGATGGCTCTGAAACGCATGAACTTATGAAAATGGGGGCACTCAAAGGATTGAGCATCGGTTATGATTCAGTAATAACTGAATATGACGAAAAGAAAAAAGTCCGGTATTTAAAAGAAGTTGAATTGTGGGAAGTGAGCCCTGTTACTTTTGGGGCGAATACAAAGGCTCAAATAACATCAGTAAAAGAATTTATGAAGGATGCAAAAACTGTAAGAGATCTTGAAAATATTCTGAGGGATTCAGGACATTTTAGTAAAACAGATGCACAACAGTTTATTGCAATATTCAAAGAGGCTCTGAGGGATTCAGAGGAAAGAGAAGAACCAAAAAGTGAAGCGTTGTTGTTAATATTGGACGGGTTGAAGTCTGTCAATAAGAAAATAAATGACAGCGGAATGACTGATATTTTAAATGGTTTAAAACAAATTAATCAATAAGGGAGAATTATTATGCCAGATCCTATCAAGACTCAATTACCGGAACCCGAAATCGTAGCAGAGATCAAGAAAGAAATCGGAAAGTTAGGCGACGGTTTTGAAGCAAACAAGAAAAATTATGACGACCTTCAGAAGTCCTATGAGGCCCTGAAGGCAGAAATTAAAGCCAGTGATGGAAAGTTCGATGCTCTGGTTCAGGCCAAAATGTCCAAACTGACTGAGGATATTGCAACTCGTCAGACAGCCATTGATACTAAGGCCGCCGAAATGAAAGAGGCCGAAAAAGTTCTTAATAAGCGGATGGACGATATTGAAATCGCCGCAAAACGGACACCGAAGAGCGGCCAGACCCATGACGAAATGGCAAAAGAAGTTAAAGATGCTCTTGAGTTTCAGATTTGTGCCGAAGTTGTCCGTGCCCGAAGCAAGGGAGTCAATCCTGATTTGATTGACGGCAATCTTGAGCCGGATGTTGATACCTATAAGGCATACAAAAAGGCTTTCCCGAGTTTCCTGCGAAGGGCTGAAAACCTGAATGTTGCCATGAATCCGAATCATGAAAAAGCCCTGTCTGCTGGTATTGATCCTGATGGTGGGTATACAGTGACTCCGGCAATGAGCAATAAAATTATAACCCGGCTGTTTGAGGGTGATCCTATTCGCCAACTTGCTTCTTCTGAGTCCATTACTACTGGTGTTCTGGAGTGGATGGTTGATTGGAATCAGGCCGGTGCAGGATGGGAAGGGGAAACTGTTGCAGGGGGAGAGACTGATACTCCTGAATGGAAAAAGAAAAGAATTCCTGTGCACGTAATGTATGCCAAACCGCAGGCGAGCCAAACCTTGCTTGAGGATTCGGGCGTTAATATTGAAGCGTGGTTGTCAAAACATGTCGCCAATCGTTTTATGCGGCTTGAAGGCGCGGCCTTTGTAACGGGTGCTGGAGTTACAACTCCTCGTGGATTCCTAACCTATGCGAATGGCGTTAATTATGGTCAGATTGAAAGAGTCAATATGCAGGCGGCTGCTGCACTGACGGCTGATGGTTTTATTGCTTTGAAATATTCTTTGGTTGA